TGGACAAAATATTGAACTTTATTTCTTAATGGATCATTGGGCGCATAGTTCCTTCTAATTGAAAGAACCTTCTGACTGCCTTCTTCGACTGTTACGACGTAGGGCAGCTTGATTCCAGTTGGTTGCCCATCTGGACCAATATCTTCGAAGCCTTCTAAATCTAGATTCACATGGCACTCTAGAAGAGTGTACATCGTTTCTGTTCTTGTTGATTTAGACGTTCCTTCTAATTCTCTTTGCTTGGTTACTACTGTGTCTGCATCCGTTGCAGCAACGGGTTTTGTCAATTCAATATCTGAATAAAATCCTCCGACCTGTTGTTTTCTTAAAGCGTTTTCAGACATCTTTAAAACATGGACCACCGATTCCGCATCGTCTAATGAGGTAGCCGTATACGGAACTACGAGGTCATCTGCAGGAACGAACTTTGAAACCGCTCGCCCCAGTAAGTCATCATAATATACTTTTTTAAAAGTAGAGCCGCTAAGCGGCAGATGAAATAACATTTGATCAAATTCAGGTTCGTATTCCTTCATCTGATCCATCAACTGATAATTCATGAAATCTTTTACTCTTTGCGATTGAGCTTCTTTGGCAGGATTGGATACTCCTAGAACTTGAGTTCTAACGGGTCCATCCGCTGGTAGCAATTCTTTATAAGCGAGCGCTTGAAACTGTGTAACCGCTTCAGCCAGAACGGGATGAGTAGCGCCGCTAGCCCCTTGAAAGGGCTCTGATCTATTATCGTATTTAAATCCTAAAAGATCCAGACCATTAACGTAGGACTGTTCCCAGTCCTTTCTTGACATTTTATAATCGGTATAGTCCGATCTTAACTGAATTCCAACGGGATTTAAAACGTCTTCTGGAAGTATATCGGCTAGATTGTCAAAGTGCGTGTTTGACTGTGCCTGATTGACTGAACTCGGTTCAAAATTAATTGTAGCGCCACCCTCTTGATCGGGCGTTACTTCTACGGGTTGCTGTGGTAATTGTCCCGCAATATCAACATCGGTTGGCGCCTGTGCAGGCGGAATTTTAATTTCGTGTCGAACATTCGGGAGTGTTTTATCTATGTCTGCCATTTATACTCCTAGTAATCCATATCATCAATATACAGCGAACGCAACCCCTGTGACATGGGCCCCGAATCAGGGGCCACGGTTCTTGTTAGGTTGGCGAGGCCGCCGGTTGCATATCTACCCACACCTACTGCTTGAGGGTATGAAAAACTAGCTCCATATAAAGGATGCATGTATTCCTTATGTAATAAATCTTCTCTTCCTTCTTCTTCTAAAATTTTTTCTCTATCAATTCTTTTATCTGTTGCTGCATAGGCAGCTCCTATCGGAGAAGTAAGCATAGACCATAACGGTCCTGCTTGTTCTTTTGCTAATCCTTCTTTTTTTATCTTTTCTCTTCCTTCTTCAGTAAAAGCATTAAGCAAATTCTCCATAACGAGCCAACGATCTGGTGCAGGTGTATGAGGAGCAAGAGATGGTTCTCCATGTTTTTTAGCAAGTGCTTTATTAATTAATACATTAGCTTCTTTTTCTTTTGCTTTATTTATCCAATCTATTGCTTGTACATCTTTTAAATATTCTCTTTCACCAAATTTTCCAAAAATACCTTCCCCCAAACCTGTCTGTAGTCCTTCAACAATATTATCAGATTCTGTCTTTAAATCTTTTATTTTTCCAGCTGCAAATTCTTTCATTGTGTTAACATTCCACCATTTGTCGTAGCCACCTAATTTATCAACAGCCCACTTATCACCAGCCGCAGCAAGTTGCCAAAACGTCGTCCAATTGTCATTTTTGTCTAACTGCGCAAATTGACTGAAGTACTTTTTATCCTCTTCGCTATACCCAGCTTTATCAGCATATTCCATAAGATTCTTTTCTTCTATTCCAAGATGTCCTCCCAGTCCTAAAGAATTATCAAACGCTTCCAGTAAATTTCTTCCTCTTCCAGATTCATACGCCATTCCAAAAGGAATATAAACTGCTTCACCCCACACAAGTCCTTTTCCAAACTTCCCTAGTTTTCTACCAGCGTTTTTAAAAAAATTCTTTACCGAAGCCAGTTTAGGATTATTATATGCCTTAAACCATTTTTCATCTCCCTTTGCATTAGCCATTCTTTTTTCAAGTTCACTTCTATACGCGTCAACTCCGCCTTCACTTTTTATTAAATCCATTCCACATTTTTTCGGACTTTTAGTTACACAAATCGGATTCATTCCATTAGCGCGTAAATAATCATTAATTCCAGTCAACGATGTCATTGCTTTTAATTGCTTTCTTCCTTCTTTCGATGCATACAATTCAGCAAAGGTTTTATGTCCTTTTTCCTGCGCCAAGGAAGTTGTAAGACTTTTAATTAGATTAGTTTTTTTAGTAACAACATCCGCCGTGCTTGAAAATATCGGCTTACCAGTTTTATCTGGTGTTATTTTTACACCCTTTAGGTAATCTCCATATTTTTTACTAAACTTATCTTTTAATGTATTCATTTCTCCAACAATTTTTGCTTTAGCATCAACAGTTGTTGCCTTTTTCCATTGATGAGCTAATTTGATTATTTCTTGATCAAACTGAGGGTTCTTTATTCTTGTATTAAATTCTTTAGATGTTGGGGTTAATTTTATGTATTCTATTTCATCAGCATATCCCAACTTAACCAATTCTTTAGGAATTCTGTGGTCAAACATAATATCATCAGCAATATTCAAAGCTTTCTTAGCTTCTGGCCATTTCTGTTTTACAGCATGACTAACTGCTTTTGCTGTTTCATCAAACATACTTTTATATTTAGAATCGACTCGGTCGCTTAAATATTTAACTAACTGCTCTGTTGGTAAATATGGATCTCTAAAAGCTGATATCTGTTTTAATACCTTTTCTCCAGAACCAGGAATAATAACTGATTTAGTTATTTCATTTGCAAGAAGTCTTGCTATTGGACCTCTTATTTGTTTATCAAAACCAAATTGGTTAAATATCTTACTACTTTTAATTTCATCTCTAATATCAAATTTTCCTCCTTTGGCCATAGGCATTGAAAGAAGTCTTTTAATTTCTTTTGTAATATTTTTTCTAACGTTTGGATTATTGGTATAGATTGCGGTTTTAAAAATGTTATTTAATTGATTATAATTATATCCAGCTTTAACACCTTCTGTAGTTCCTAAAATTGTTTCTTTAAACCAATTGCTAAAAGGCACACTAGTTCTTTTTCTTTTTTCACCCACATTAAGTCTTTTAAGAGTTTTTATTAAATCATTATTTGTGCCAAAAGTTCTAATAAATGCTTTTTTAAATTTATCAGGATCTGCATATCTTGAAGAATTTTTAATAATCCAATTTTCAGCTTTTTTATAAAAATCTCCTGCTCTTGGGGAAGCACCTACTCCAGGCTTCGTTCGCACTTCCATATCAATATAAGCTTCTCTATCATCAAACAAATTTAAAACAGTATCTTCATCTAAACCCGTCTTTTCAACAAGTTTATCAAGATATCCACGAGTATTCTCTTTAGCCCTAGTTATATTATTGCTATACTTATAATCTTTAATAAATGTAATATCATCTTTAGCATAAGAATTTAAAACAGCATCAGCAAATTCATCAAAACTACCAGCTACTGGTTTTTCCCCCTGATACCCCTGCCTCCCGACTCCAGGCTGCACGAGCTGTCCGCCCTGAAGCCCGATCCGTGGTTCCTGGGCCGTGATTCGTGGTCCTTCGTACATTTCTATCATTTTATTGATGTATTTTAATGGATTCATTATTCCCCCAGCATTCCTGCAAGACCGCCTGTTGACTGTTTAGTTCTATGTTTGATTCCCTGTTTTACAATTTCAGAAGCCTCTTCCATACTTTTGCCTCTTTTGCCCAGCTCAAAATACTGATCTAGAGTTGCCAGAACTTCCGCCTTTCTTTGCGGATTGTCATCAATAAGAATCTTATTCAAAAGATCGTCCGTGATGCCTGGGTATTTTTGTTTTATCATGGCTCTTTCGTCTCTTTTTATTTTTTCTTTTATTGCAGCCTTATCACCCATTTTAACTCTTTTGAGAACTTCTTTTTTTCCTGTTAAACTATCAACAGCATCTCGTCCAGCATCCCACATTTCTGCGTCCATTTCATCGGCATATTTTTGAGCTTTAACTTGGGCTTGAGTTTTTTTAAACGCCTCTTCAGCGTCGATTCCAAAATACTGATTCGCGCCTTTGTCAAACTTTCCAGTTTTTCTAAATTTTTCTGATAGCTTGGTAAGATTGTCATGCTGCACTATTCTTTGTTTTTCGGTTAAACCTTTAAATATTCCTTCGCCGCGTCTAATTTGATTGGAAGATTTAATGAATAACATTTCAATAAACTTTTTCCATGCAGAACCGCCCGCGAACATCGGAACACGTCCGCCTTCTTTATGAAGAAAACGTAGAGCCCGATATTTGTTTATGTAATCTTTTAAATTTCCTCTCCCTCCATAGTCCTTGTACAATTTAAAATCTTCCATTAACTGGTTCAGGGATTTATCTATATCTGCAGCTATTTCCGTATCACCAATACCACCCTCGCCTAACGGAACACGGCCCCCGGATGCATATGGATCATAATCAGGTAAAAGATCACTTTGAGCTGATGGATCATTATTTATTTTAGTAACTTTGTCTATCTTTTTTTTAGCCACTTCTTGTTCTAATTTAGTTAATTTTTTACCAGTTGCATATTGTTTTAATTTACTTGTATCACTAAATAAATGATCAACCATTCCTACTACATTTTCGCCTTCAAAAGTTATTTCAGCATCATCAGGCCCTATAGCATGACTTTCAGGATAAGATTCTACTGCTTCAAACTTAGGTTCTGTTTTTACAGGACCTTTTTTAGTTACCATTTTTTGAGGCGCTGTATATTTAAAATCAACACCAGCTTCCGCCATTGAGTCAGGTGTCTTGTAGGATACTTCAATAGTACCTTCATCTAAATTTTGATGAACAGTTACTTCTTCAAAATCATCTAATTTTTTAGTATGAACAATTTCTCTTTCCTTCGTTGCAAATTTCTTAGTGACATCATCACCTTCTTTAATAACTTTATTTACAAGAGGCTTG